TCATGAACTAAATCTTTCCAATAATCAGGTAAATTAATTACATTAGATTCTTTTAATCTACCACGACAGTAAACTGCAACCTCTGGGCCTTCAATACATGCATAACGAAGACGATGACCCTTACCTTTTGTGGGATGAACTAAGTCAAATGGTTTTGGATTTGCGTCAGCAACTGCAAATCTAGAAGCAAGTCTACCCTTATTACCACAATCAACTGAACCAGAAACAGTCATATCACCTATGACACTGATGGTATCAACAGATGAACCACCAGATATAAGTAAAGCATTCGCAGTCTTACCATCGCCTGCAACAGTTAAGTTACCATCAGACTTCATTGCTAAACTTGCACTGCACGCTGGTTGTTGATCTCCAGGCAATTGTTGTGCAGAATTTGATGTTATGTTTAGAACTGCTTCATAACCTGGCGATGCACCAGTTTTCCCAACATAAACAGGGCCATTTAATACCGCAGTTCCAGTTGGTGAGGTGTCAGGTGCGGTGTAAGCTACATCATTTGACCCAACAACTAACTTATCTGTCTGTGTTTTAATTATTTGCATTGTATTAGTTAGGATTGTTAGGAGTATCTACCAAATTCTCATTTTCTTCAAGAGTTCGTGGTGTAAAGGAAACATCCTTTTTGAGAGTTTGTGCTAATACGCCAAAGTCCATGTCACCATGAGCAGCAGCCAATGAGAATCCATACTTTAGTTGAAAGAAACCCTTACTTATTATATCAACTCTGTTCGTGGCGTCAATCAACACTTTTTCACCTTGAAGTCTAACATCTGGTGCTTTTGCATTGATAATTCGATTTGCACTCAAAAATATTTGACCATCTTGACCACCACCGTTTGCATCAAGAGTGATGTTTCTTCCTCTAAGAGTGATGTTACCATTATAACAATCAACAATTACATCACCATTCCTACATCTTATTATTTTAGCTGGAAGTTCACTATTATCACCAGCGTTTCTAGTCTTTAATCCAGTACCAAGAACTTCTGTTGACATGCCTGGCGTATATAGAAGTGCTTTACCAGTTCCAGGCCCACCTTCTGTTGCACCTTGACCTGTATTAGAATAAAATCCAAATACTTGCGATTCCTGTGTATCAACTTGAAAGTTAGCCATTCCATGTATGGAATGCATTTGACCACTTCTAAGAGCGTATCTTGTGAAAACTCTATTCTCTGTGTTTTTTCTATCTTTAGGTTTAGTTCTTGACATTTTATTTCTCAATACAACTGATTACAGTTACGACAGCATCCTGAGTTATTTGAGCAAGTTCAGCTGCGTCTTCGACCCTAGTAAACTTAAGAACTGGTTTTAATCTAGCACCAGCACCAGTGTCACTATTTATGACTAAATCTGGAAGATTAGTGAATCCAAATCCACCATTAATGACATTTGCTCCTGCCACCAATCCATCTTCAATAATTAACTCGACTTCAGCCTGGCCAGGTTGTTGTGATGCATCATCACCTAAACTATCATTTACAGTTCCACCCTCAACCGTAACTGTATCTCCATCTTCATATCCAAACCCTGTGTTTTCAAGAACAACATCAGACAATGAAGTAACATAAGATACTTCACCATCATAATTGGCATTTGGATCTGGAATTACTTCCTTCTCAGTTAAAGATCCATCCTCATTCAGAGTTGTTTCTGTTGTGTTTGGTAAGTAATTCTGACCACCATCTGTAATTACAACCTCAGACACTGATCCATCTTTAATTCTAACAAAACCTCCAGCACCGTAACCATTTTCACAACTATCAAAGAATGAAAGTAAAGGTGGTTCTATGAATCCAGAACCTCTACCAGCGACTGCAACACCAATTATTTGTCCAAGTGCATTAACGATTGCACTTCCACTTGCACCTTGACCACCACCTCCAAGAAAGTCAACTCTTGGTGGGCCACATTTAAGAACGTTTGTTGAACAATTTGGTGCAGATGGTATTGCTGGAACTGCTCCATCTAAAGATGGTAATCCTGGCAACTGTGGGATTGCACCATCGAGTGCATCTAAAAGAGGATTAACTAAAGAACTTACACCTATCTTAGGAATTAAATTACTAAAATCATCAGGTATCGCTTTACTAATTCCATTCTTTGAAGAATAAGATGTATTTTCTGGACAGTTTGTTTGATCGCAATCCAAAATACCTGTAATGATATCAGCAAATTGAATCGCCTTTGAAAATGTTTTACTAGGTAATGCAATGCCGCCACCTTGAATTGAATTTAGTTGATCAAATATACCACCAAGACTTGTATCTAAAATATTATTGATTTGACCAAACATATCACCAAGAAAATTTTCGACACCACAAATAGGCACATCCAAAAGTTGACCTAACATATTTTCTAAACTCTTCATTAAATAGTCACCAAGTTGATCTTGTATCTTCTCAAAATTACAATATATTGTATTTGATAATTCATTTACAGCACCTCCAGCAGACGACTGCATTGGTTTTGGAACTTTATCCTTAAAAGTTGTGGCTAGTTTATCTAAAGTTTCTCCTATTACATATGAACGACCACGACGAACTAACTTCGTCATTGAGTTTTGAATTCTGTTTGATGTCAACTTTAATTCTGATTGCATATCAACAACACCACCGTAGAGAGGATTGACAAACACATCAGATGAATTTAACTTTTGAAAAGCCTTCATCTTTTTACTAAACTCTTTTAGTTCACTACTTATTTTTGAAATTTCATTGTCCTCACACGCAGTAGAGTTATCCATCTTAAACTCTGTATTGAAATTAGCATTCTCATCTCCTACGGTTTTTAAATCATCCGTTCTCATCTGACCATTCCAACTTTTCTTTTCTCCACCGTTTCCACCACCATTTCCATTTTTACTATTGTCAGATATTTCATGATCAGCAGCAGTTGATCTTACATCTGGTGGCGTATAAGGTTTAAAACAAGTTTGTTTCTTTGCCTTAAATTCTGAATTTTTTAATTGATCTTTGACATAACTCTGTTTGAATAAAGTTCCAAAGATAACTGGTTGTTGAGCATCTTCACCATCCATGAAGAATCCAACGACAACTTCTCCACCTTGATATTGTGTTGACTCACCACGACCACCAGTAGTTGATACATTGGGTGGCATAAGAATGTGTGCCATTGGTAGTTTATTATCTGGCAATTCATCTCCACAACCATGATATCCAACGATACGAACACGACAACGATGAGAATAGATGGGTTGACCATTCTCAGCTTGTTTCTTCTCTAAAGAATTATCCCACTCTCCTTTCTTTGGATCGGTAACTTGTCCAATCCACCAATGGAATCCATCTCTTCCAGCAAAATTTGTCGGTTCTTGATACATCTAATTAATCGTCATATACTAGACACTCTGGTTCATCTGGATGTAAATCGCAGAATATTTCCAAAGCATTGGGGTCGTGGTGGTCTCCCGCCTTAATCTCATCTTTATGATGTTCTGCATATTCTTCTAGGTCATGCAGTTCTTCTTTTGCATGTCTGCGTGCTGCAGGGTTTGCTTGTGGGTCGTCAAGGATTTGTTTATCCTTTTCGATATGGTCTTCGATTGATTTCATTTGATTTTTCCTGTTTCTTTTATTTAAGCGTTTTGTCAGACTGTGGTTACATCACGAATTAATTTTAACTGTGTTTCACTTTTACCACCAGCCATAATATGTCTCAATTCAAATATGAGATATCTCCCACTAGAATCGTTAGTTCTATCACTTCCGTAACTATCTACTTTTTCATCTCCATCTGTGCCTTGTTTGAGAGGTAATTTTACATCGATGACCAAACCAGCTCTTAAATTAGTATTTAATGGAATTGATATTGATAATGACTGTGAAAATAATAGGTTATTTCTAATATAAGATTTATTCTTATATTCGTCAAGCTCACTCGCTGGTTGTTTATCCTTTCTCTCTGATCCTTTTTGCGAAACTCCTACATCACTAATACTAAGCATGAGTCGAGTTGGAATTTCATCTAGTTTATTTCCCAACTTAGGTCTATTTTCAATATTTAAATCATCAATTTTAAAGTCAACTTCTTTTAGTGTTTGATTTTCAATATCAATATAAATGGTTCTGTTTGCATACATTCCTGTCTTTAA